TTATACCCGTAGCTTTACGTCTAACTCGATAGGGGGGGATGTCCATCTTCCACTTGGCGGTATGCCGTCCGGCTTGATTCGTCTTCCGTTGACAGTCACCCTTTTTGCGGTGCTTTTGACACGTTCCGGCTTTTCCCGTTTGTATACTATCTTATCGATACAGCTTTTGAGAAGGATGTTTTTTGTTTGCGCATCGACATCGGGATTCCGCAAGGCGTTCAAGGCATCTGTGAAGCGGCGTATCTTTTCCTCGTAGTCAACCGGCTCCGGCATAGATTCGTAGGCTTTGCAGAGAGCATTTTTGACCTCTTCCTTTTCGGCCAGGAGCTTTTCGTTCAACTGCTTAAAGATGTGCACCGGCATTCTTTCATCGGGATTCGGGCTTGACTGTGCCTCCCATTGCGCCAGCTCTTTTGCCGCAAGTTCTTTCTCTTTCTTTTCAAGGCTTTTGATCAGGTTGGCGTGTAGCTTGGCTGAATCACCCTCGTCATTCTTGAGCCTTACTTCAAAGTCTTGTATGCATTCCTTCAATATGGCCTCAACACGTTCAATCATTTCATCATACAAGCATGAGCCCGACTTGCAATGCACTTGGCCGTCGCACAATAGTCTCGGTTCGCTTTTGTGCGATGTATAGGTTCGTAAGGACATGGCACGTCCGCATTGGCAATACAAAATGCTTGCAAGAGGGTTTCTTATCTTAGTTTTCGGCTTCGCCCTGTGGTTTCTTCCCTTTTTTTCTTGAGCTGCGTTGAATAACTCTTCGGATATGATGGCAGGGTGCTTGCCTTCATAGATAAGGTATTCGCCGATTCTTGTTTTCGGCCTTGATTTGAGGATTTCGCCGTCTTCTACACGGTGTATGGTCTTCCGCCAATTCCACCGCACCTTCCCGATATAGTGGACGTTGCTCAACATATCTTGCATGGTATACGGTGACCAATGCTTTCCTCTCGGCGGTTTTATACCAAGCTCGTCCAGCTTGCGGCAGATGACGTGCCTTCCCATATCCTTGTTCACGTACCAATCAAACATCATGCGTATAACATTTGCCTGGTCGGGATTGATTTTCAATGTAGGGCATTTTCGCTTGCCGTCCATCACCATATCCTTGTCATAGCCATACGGCGGCACGTTGCCAACGTAATTGCCCTGGCTGACGGAGAGAAGGAGACCACGATTCAAGATTTTCTTTGTGTATTGGAGATAATCGTTGCCACGCTTCAGCTCTCGTTCAAGGGCATCCCAATCATAGTCGTCACGCAGATCATAAGTCCGATTGGGAGTGACAACTAAAGTGTTTGTAAATTTAAAGAGCTTCATCAGCCGCCCGATTTCTTCTCCGTCTCCACGTGTGAGACGTTGCGGCTCGACAACCAAGACTGCCTTGATTTTCGGCGATTCGATCATTTTCAGGACTTGCAGGATGCCTGGGCGCTCCTTCATGGTTTCGCCGGAAACAACCTCTCTGAATTTCTGCGCCTCCGACACCTTGCCGCCAAGATTCCGCTCCGTCCATTCATCCAAAATCCGCTCGTGGTTGGCCAATACTTCTTCCACGGAGAGAGAAGGATCGTCTGACTGTGACTTTCTCAAATATTCCAATACTTCTTCAAGTGTAAAACTCGGTTGTGGTTGATAAAACAATGTATTTCCTCCTATTCATCTATCATTATCTAACAAACTAACTTGCAAAATTGTTAATTGAAAATTTCTGTTACATACATTGCGTTAGAGCCGCCCCATACAAAGGCTTCAGTGCCATCCGAGAGGGTTACGCTATACCAGCAATCTTCAACAGGGCGATATTCAATCGGGCAGGAATCGTCAATAACCAAATCGCCGCTTCCTCTATCATATGGAATTTGGTATTCTTCCACGCCTCCGATCGCTTTGTAATTTACCAGGTAGGAATCACCGATAGTGTTGTCGATGATTCTGTAATCCAATGAGGCAACCATATCCGTAAAGACATCGCCAACGCCTGCACTACTTTCGGCGGCTATTTTGACAACTATTACGTCATGACTTATGGTTGGAATTGGCATTACGTCATACGGATTGTTAATATAACGGGGTTCGGTTTCTTCTCTTTGGCTCGTCTCCTCTTCGTCGCCAAGCTCTTCGACCGCTATAACAGCTCCGTTCTCACCCAAAATATATTTTTTTCCTTTTTTTCTTTGATTTCTTCCTGTTGTCTCCGGCGTTTCTTCATACTCATAGGCATAGGAGCCCTCGGTCGTATAGCTTGCGGTCGATATATTTTCGGCTATCGCCTCGGCGCAATCCATTACACGAGCATAGGAGACATAGAACACCAAAAGCAGAAGGCAAACTGTAATGATTCGATAAATTCTTTTGTGGACGTTTTCGTGCAAGAGAATGATCGAATGGGCGTTAATGAAATAGTAGAAAACAGCTCCTACTCCACCGATGAACATTTGTTGCTGGACGCCGCAAACCATCAGAACGATGGCCAAAACAAACAAAACAAGGCTGTTTACCGCTGACAATATGCTGATAAATTTTAAAGAGCATGATTGTTTGAACGCTCCGATGATAAGAGGAGCGGACATCACAATCAGACTGATAAGCGAAATATCTGCAATCGAAAGTAAAAAGGCATAGTCTGCATACCCATCGAGAGAAAGATATTGCCCATAGAAATTTGCGAAAACGATAATCAGCAACGCCAAAACGCCGATTATCCTCCTATCGCTGTGGTGCTTGACGATAGAATTGTGTTCGTTCATATGTGTTCCCTTTCTTGCTAACTCACTTTGACTGATGCCAGGTTCGCCACGCCTTCAATTCTTCTTTCAGGAACGTGATTTGCTCCTGGTATTCTTCTTTGACGGCACGGATGTCGTTTCGGTGCTGTTCGTCTATTTTCTTCAAGACAGACTTCAGCTTTTCATTTTCCTCCTCAACGGCGGACAATTTTGCCGCCTGATGTTCAAACTGCGCCATTTGGTGAAGCTCTCTCTCAACCTGCTCGGTACACGGGAATTCGTCTGTTGTGCCGCCGATCAGGGCAATCAGAATGTTTTTTATGGTGGAATACTTGCAATCAAGGTATTCTCCGGCCTTGATTCGGTTGATTGTTCCGATCGGGACCTTGCTTTTGTCCGCAAGCGTTTGGTTTGTCCATTCAAGGTGCTTTTGCCTTTTGCCGCACCATTGCATGAGATCAGAAAACGAAAGGAGCATCAAATTCGGGACGCAGCTCTCGCCGATTTTGTTACATTTAATACATTTTTCAAACACGACTTTCTCCTACATTCACTTATGATATTGCATATTTTAAAACTGATAAACGATGCGCCGAAGTGATAAGGAAGCATCACTTCTGCTTATTGAAAAAATAGTGTGAAAATGATAGGATGTATTCGGCCTTGAACGGCCTATCATTTCTCACGGGGGTGTGTGGGTGAACGGTTGCAAATGTGCGCTCACACGCCCTCTTCCGAACGGTATTTACGTACAATTGGGTGAAGCCTAATTGTGACGTTTTTGTGACAATGTGTGATACCCCCTTTCCAATATAATTGTTTTGGTACATAATTCTTGTGACGCAAAAAAGGAACCTGCGTTCGCCTCGTTGAAAGGAGAAGTGAAGATGAAAGAAGAATACATACAAAAGATTGTAGAACTACTACAACGGTGCAACGACATTCCCCTTCTTGACTTCATTCTGCAATTACTTCAAAAAAGCCAGCAGGCTTGACAGCTTGTCAGAATCCATTTTATACAAGGATTCGACAGCTTCCGAAAAAACTGCATCACTTCGCAACCGAACAACGATATCCGTCAGGGTATCGTTCTTTTTTTGCATTTCTCGATGTTCTTCGGTTCGCTTTTCGATGAGATCGGATTTCAGAATACCGAAGTATGCCGCAAGCATTTCCACTTTGTCCATTCGTGGATATTTCTTCCCGTTTACCCAATCCGAAAACGTGTAGTAACTCAATCCGAGAGCTTCGCAAATATCACGCCTGCTTTTTTCTCTTGCCTTCATGTAATATTTTAAGTTTTCAGCAAAAACATTCTTGTTGTCCACGCTTTAAGCACCCCCCTTCACATACCATTATATACAAAAAGCAAAATAAATCAATACAAAAGAGCAAAAAATTTTAAAAAAGGTATTGACATTTGATGTTTTGTATGGTAATATCGTATTGTGCTTAAAGCACAATAGTTTGCGAGGAAAGGAAGAAAAAAGTATGGCAATTCATTTGAAAGCCGCCAGGGTAAACGCTGGTTTAACGCAAGTGGAGGCGGCAAAGGAGCTGGATATCAGCAAGGGAACGCTGATCAATTACGAGAAATACAAGACAAAGCCTGACATTGAGATGTCGAAGAAGATAGCGAACCTTTACGGAACAACGGTTGATGAAATTATTTTTTTTGCGCAGTAATTGTGCTTTAAGCACAATCATCAGGACAACCAAGCCTCACATAAGCATGGCATGAGGTGATGATCATGGAATACGAACTGAAGAAAACAATCAAAGATGACAGTTTCATCATTCGGGTGTACAGCCCGATCCTTGATGAAGAGGAAAGAAAAAGACGGATGAAGGCCATTTACAAGGCGGCCGAAAACATCCTGAAGAAAGTGAAATAAGGGGGAAAACACGATGGCGAGAGATTTTTTGACGGACGAGGCAGTTGAGAAGGAGATCGAACGGCTTTCGGAATCGGAGGCGGTGAAGCTGGCAAGGCGTGAGCTTCGGCTGAAGTACAAGCGCAGGCAGACGCTTTACACGCTCCGAGCATTGGAAAAGCGAGGCAAGGAGCTGGCGGAGGCCGGCATCACGATGGAAAACATCGACATGATGATGGCGTTGGCCGAGGCAGAGGGGGCGGAGTCATGATGAACTTTTGGAAGTCCTTTCGCACGTTGCTTGCGATGGCTGGGATCGCTCTGCTGTCGGTTGCGGCCAGCTCGTCGGACTACTATGTGCTTGAGCTTGGCGTGAACGAGCCGAGCGGGGTGCGAAACAGCATGATCGTCGGCGTTCTCATGCTTCTACCGATGCTCTTGCATACGCTGTATGACTTGTACATCGAGGCCAGGGTGGCCGATGCCATGGCGAGAAAAGAGCTGGAAAAGGAAACGGAAGGAGAATAAGGAAAGACGAAATGAAGGTTTTGGTAGCGTGTGAGGAAAGCCAAGTTGTATGCAAGGCTTTCCGAGAAAGAGGGCATGAAGCGTATTCGTGCGATATCATCGAATGTTCGGGCGGTCATCCAGAATGGCATATAAAAGGGGATGTTTTGGATATATTAAACCCTGTTTTGTATAGCAGAAGTACAGAAAATATTATTGTTGGCATTAAATTCAAAACGATGGATGGCGAAGAACATTTTGTCAATGGCAAGTGGGATTTTATTATTGCTCATCCACCTTGCGAAAAAATGTCAAAAGCTGGTGCAAGATGGATGTTTGCGGGTGGCGTTCTTAATATGGAAAGATATGAGGAAAGCCAAAAAGCGAAAGAATTTTTTATGGCAATTTGGAACGCTGATTGCGAAAAAATTGTTATTGAAAATCCAACGCCGTTAAAAATTGTTGGACTGCCGAAAGAAAGCCAAGTAATTCAGCCGTATATGTTTGGTGAGCCGTATTCAAAACGAACTTTGCTTTGGGAAAAGAATGTAAAACCGTTAAAGCCGACAAAAATATTAAGCGAATATGTATGTTGGATGCCATCCAATACAGGAGGCTTTTCAAGAGGAAAGGGCGGTAGTCGAGGAATTGCACACGACTATAAAACGGCGGCTCGAACATTTGATAATATAGGCGAAGCAATGGCTGAACAGTGGGGATAACAAGGAAACAATAAACTGAATATTCAAAATACGGAGGTAACACAAAATGAACGAATTGGCAATCACCATTTCCGCCGAGAAGTATGACGAGCTGGTGCGGACGGCGGAAAGAATCGAGGTTGTGAAGCGGATGCTCGACAGCGACCGCTATACCTGCCTCAAGGACGTGAAAATCGTCCTCGGAATCGAAGAGAAGGAGGCAGCCGAAGATGAAACTGTATGAAATCACGAACGACTACCTGGCTTTGATGGAGGCCGTGGAGAACGGCGAAATCCCCGAAGAGGCTTTGGCCGACACGCTTGAGGCCATTACCACCAGCATCGAGGACAAGGCCGACAACATGGCCTGCATGCTGAAGAATCTTGACGCCGAGATCGTGGCCATTAAGGCCGAGGAAGATCGGCTGAAGGAGCGGCGCAAGGTGAAGGAGAACGCCTACGAGCGGATCAAGCAGTATCTTTCCGATTCGCTTCAGAGGGCAGGGCTTTCCAAGGTGGAGACGGCGAGAAACAAAATCACCTTCCGCAAGAGCGAGAAGGTGGTGATCGAGGACGAGCTTTCCTTTGTCTCGTGGGCAATGGAAAATCGGGAAGACCTGCTGACCTATTCGGTCCCGAAGGCGAATCTGACGGCCATCAAGGCTGCCTTGAAGAGCGGAGCCGAGGTTGAAGGCGCAGAGCTTCGTGTGAATCAGAACATACAAATCAAGTGAGGTAGCAAAGATGTGCAAGGAAATCAGAGAGAAATTTCAAGAGCTGTATTCGCTTGACGTCAACCGATACGTTGAGAAAAAGCAGGGGCTGTCCTATCTCACATGGTCTTACGCATGGGCTGAATTCAAGAAGATTTATCCCGATGCAACCTACGAGGTAAAGAAGGATGAATCGGGGCTGTGCTATTTCGGAGACGAACAGATTGGCTATATGGTCTATACCAGCGTCACGGCCGGCGGCCTCACCTATGAAATGTGGCTTCCCGTGATGGACAATGCCAACAAGTCGATGAAGCTCAATGCCTATACATACAGCACAAGACAGGGTGACAAAACGGTCGAAGCGATCTCTATGTTCGACATCAACAAGGCGGTTATGCGTTGCCTGGTAAAAAATCTCGCCATGTTCGGCCTCGGCCTATATATCTATGCCGGAGAAGATTTGCCGGAGGACATCAAGGAGTATATCTGCGCAGATTGCGGCAATGTGGTCGATTCCAATATGGCGCAGAGGACGCAGAAAGCGTTTGGTGCTTGCCTTTGTAAAGAGTGCGGCCTGAGGCGAAGCGAGGTGTCAATCGTTGCAAGTGACGGGGAAAATCGTTGACGCAAGCGTTGACTTTGTGACGGGAGTGCCGAAGATTACGCTCACGGTGAATGAGAAGAGCGAACTTCTGCATGGGTACGACAGCTTGAAGGGCATCGAAAAGCTGGCCATTGAAATCAAGCCATACAAGGCGAGACGGAGCCTCGATCAGAACTCTTACGCATGGGTTCTGATCGGGAAGATGGCCGACAAACTGCGGACAAGCAAGGACGAGGTTTACCTTTTGATGCTGAAGCGGTACGGCCAGGGCGGCGTTATCAAGGTACAGCCTCACAACGAGGAGGCAATTTTGGCGGCTCTCAAGTATTACGAGCCGCACGAAAAGCTCTATACCGAAAGCGACAAATACTACCGAGTTTGGGCAGGCTCAAGCGGATACAACACCGAGGAAATGACGGTCTTTTTGGACGGCATTATCTCCGATGCGAAGGGCATGGGCATTGAAACAATGACACCGGACGAGCTTGCCGAACTGCGGAGCCTGGAGGCAATGGCATGAAGCCGTCCATCTTGGATACGGAATCCGGTGTGTGCTATCTCTGCGGTAGGCACACCGAGACGGCCTTGCATCACATTTACTTCGGAGCAAAGCGAAAAATGTCGGATCAAAACGGCTTTACCGTCTTCCTTTGCCCCGACTGCCATCAGTATGCGCCACACGCCGTCCACCGATGCCGCAGGACGGACTTGAAGCTCAAGGCTATATGCCAGGAGGCTTACGAAAGAACACACAGCAGAGACGATTTTATGCGGCTTGTCGGCCGCAATTACTTATAACTTACGGAGGATATTATGAGGTGTAAAGAAATGGTACGGGTGAACGGCGATCTCGTGAACTCGTTCCTTTACAAGAACAAGATCACGCAAACGGAATTTTCAAAAAAACTTCTGTATTCAGGCAGCTGGTGGAGCGTTGTGAAAAAAAGCGACTACAACATCCCGAAAAGAACGGCGATCATGATGGCCGATATGTTCGGCTTCGCATGGAGCGACCTGGTGGGCGAGGGTGTGCCGGAAACGGAAGAACCGGCGAAGGTAACCTGTGGGGATGACATCGAGGCCTTTGTCGCCATCCTGCAAAACATCGACAAAAAGCTCAATCGAATTGAAGAACAGCTCAACGGCCTTGAGTGGTTACATAAATAACGGAGGGAATCATGATCGGAAAGAAAAACAAGCAGGAAGAACTCGAACAGTTTTTGAGAAAGCACAAACTGTGGCTTGAAGATAAGGATGGTGGAGAGAAGGCAGACCTTACGGAGGCAAACCTTACGGGGGGCAGACCTTACGGAGGCAAACCTTACGGGGGCAAACCTTTCTTGGGCAGACCTTACGGA